CCCCGACTAAATTTTCCGACTTTTTCTGAATTAAAAAACCAATTTCGCTCTAGTAGTGCGTTTTAAAAAGTTTAGTTCAGTTGCATCGTACTTAATCTTTTCCTTCAACGGTTTAGAGATTAACTTTGGTACTGATTCTAGATCTATACTGTTCTGATCACAAAAATGTATGATCGCTTCAATATAGTTCATGTTAGCATTGTCCTTGACAAGAGTCTCAATCTCTTGTGCAAATTTTGCAGGACAAAAAAACTTTTTCTCCAGTGCCTTTTCAAACTCTTTGTCTAGTTTAGCTGGCATAGCCCTCGATTTTTGATTGAATAAATTCCCGAATATATTCTGTGAGTAGTTTAATGTACTTCTTCTTGTCATACTCCTCATAAACAATAGATTCTCCATTTTCACATGCCATAATGATGACAAGTTTTTTGACGGCAATGCCAGTCAATTCATATAACATACAACCGTATGCCATACATTGTACAAAGTAGTGATCGACCCACTCCCTTGGTTTAGGTTTCTTAGATGTCTTGAAGTCTATTATGGCTAACTCGCCATTATACTCTGCGATACAGTCAACCGTACCTGCAATTCCTAGTTCTTTGCTATACAGTGACCCTTCTAGAGCATGAACTCTAGATATTTTATTTAGCTCACTTTTATAGATCTGGAAAAGCATCTTTGATAGAGGTTGTACCTCTGGCAACTCTTGGTTATACAGATACGCCTCAGTAAGAGTATGCGTATCTGTACCACGACTAGTTGCTTGTCTAGTGATCCGATCTGCCTCCGCATCACCCACTTTTTTTCGCCACTTAACAAATATCTCTTTGTTATGGTGACTTGTTACCGAAGTTATGGATACTAATTTAAGTAGTTCGTCTTCATCAGGAACTGAATAATAACGAACACCATCTATAGTTTCCCTTGATAACTTAGGGAGATCCAGATCGACATGTTCAAACATTACATTGATAAACTATGTTTTGCCATTATGTACTCTTTACAGAGACCAGAACGTACAATATCTTCCATACCAAATTCAATAAAATCAAATGATGGCATGATTCTAAGGATCTTTGTAAAATCCATGATACCATTACGCTCGTTTGTTTTTGTTAGGTCAGACTGTGAAGCATCTCCACAAAAACAGATCTTGGTGTTCTCACCAGACCTTGTAATTATACTATCAAGTTCATGATAATTCAAGTTTTGGAACTCGTCAACGATAATGATAGCATTGTCTAGAGTTGTACCTCTAAGGAATGATGTTGACCAGAAACTTATAGTACCTTGAGTTTTTAAATTACCATACAACATCTCAAAGTCAGAGTCAGTTTCTAACTCAAACATATACTTCACCATATTCTTGTATGGTATCTGATAAAGTAAGGACTTATCTTCATGATCACCAGGAAGAAAACCAATTTCACGAGTAGCAACTAGAGATCTAACAATATAGATCTTCTCATAAGGTGTAGTATGATCTAATACATCTACTAGTGCATTATATAATGTAATAAATGTCTTACCAGTTCCTGCTGCACCGTAAGCAACAATGTTCTGGTTGTTTTTATAGCAACGATACAGGTTCTCCTGATTGTCTGTCAATGGTTCGATCTCTCTCATGAGATCCGCATTGATAGGTTTCTTTCTTCTCCTTTGCTTGGCAGTCATTCCGACTCCAACTGTTTGATCTTCTTTTGTCCTTCTTTTTCTTGCCATACTTGGTTTATCCGAGGAATAGAGAGGTTAATGGGTGACGTTGTTTATTATCTAAAAGATGATGCCACACATAAAATGCAGCACCTATAGAAGTACCACCATCATGAGCACATGGATCAACATAGAAGTTAATCTCAGGGAACTCCTTAACATAGTGATAATTATTTACACAGTTAAGAAAATAACCGCCAGATAAAACGACATTTTTAGTGCCTGTTTTATCTAGCAGTTGCTTTATTAATCTGATAGTATGCTTCTTAGATTCCAATTGAACCTTAGATAGTACATTCGACATGTCCTCAAAGGATACTTTAATAGAATCCCAAAAATAGTAATCAACATTATCTTCGTTTTTTGAAAACTCTGGATCAAAATTAGGACAATTTAACACACGTCTACAAGTATCTATTAAAATATCATTGTCTGTCACCCAAATATCCCCTTTGGGATCGTAATAGAACCATTCTTCAGGGTGAACCTCTGCTTTACCATAAGGAGATAGTCCCATGCCTTCTCCAGCACCACCTAGTTGGCAAGTACCACAAAATAAATTAAATAATCCACCATTAGATAAAGTATGACTGATAACAAGTTTATCATTAACTCTTAGAACACTATCACTAAATGTTGGATCATAAAATCCATGATGCTTATGAATAGTCTCTATATTATTACCAGAGAAGTAATACATACTTTCTCCTTCTTTCATATCAACAACTGAATTTACAGGTGCTCCTCCCCCATCACAAACTAATGCTGCTGCTTCATCAAAGGATGAAGAATAAAATGCACTAGAAGCATGGAAAAGATGATGTTCTTCTAGATAGTGTTCTTCACCATAAGTTATACCATATAATTTTAAATTCCTTTTGACTTGCTCTATTGTTTTGACATCAGGGCAATTAGTCCACTTATTCTTAACATAAGAACAAAAAATTATATGATCTACATGTTTTGTATACTGAGGAATACGTGCTAAACATGCCATCTGAGAATCTAATTGCCACTCCTCTTCTTTATTCCTATTCAACCTATCATCTTCAAGATAATATACTATCTCTCCATCATCTAATAAACAAATAGATGGATGATGTGATACATTAACACCTAAGATAAACATGATTGACCTGCCACATTAACTTCATTTTGAATATGAACTATCTTACTCTCCTCTGGTTGATACACATACTCAATAGGAGATTTGTATAACATATCATACGTATCATAAATGGTATGACATATAACCTGACCTGCAAGATTAAGTGATGTATTAAACACCATAGGTATACCAGTCTCCTCATAAAAAGTTTTTATAAGGTGATAGTAATGATAGTTCTGCTCCTCTGTCACTGTTTGAATCCTACATGTTCCATCAACATGTATAACTCCTGGTATCAACTCCTTCTTATCTTCTTTAACAGGTATGGCATACATCATAAAGGGAGATGATTTAAGAGTCAACATCTCAAACCAATCAGCAGCATGTTCCTCAAGAACACTAGCAGCAAATGGTCTCCACCACTGTCTACCTTTAGCAGCATTAATCTTCTTCTGTGCTTCAGAATCCCTAGGATCATATAGAATAGATCTATTACCAAGTGCTCTTGGTCCTGCTTCTGTTCTACCTTGATGTATACAGACAATGTTCTTCTTAACTAGAAGATCAACTACATCATTATAAGTTGCCTCAATATGATTCATTACTTACGAATTTGATTCATACGACCCTGAATACCACCTGCCTTCTCTGCCTTCTTAAGGACTTCAGTCCATCCAGGATGCTTATTGTGTAACTTATCTCTCCACTCCCCAACTTCTCCAACACCAGGTACTGTTGATGGATCAGAATAATCTCTATCCCATTCTGGGTTATCAACCTTCCATTGATCCCAGTCATGGACACTCATCTTTACTTCCTTTTGCTCTCCAGTCTCCCTATGTACTACAGGATAAGTTGCCATTTTTTTAACCGAATAAGTGAACGTTATAATGTTTACGAATGGGTGTATACTTAACCTCTTTAGGTTGAGTAACACTCATGTATATTTTGAATAGTAACTCGCTAGTCATCGTGGTCATCCCAAGGGTCAGTTAAATTTTGATTTGCAAAGAATCCTCTATACAATCCATAACCTGCTAGTAATGTTACTATCACTAGAATTGATATGCCGAATGTAATGTTTGGATCAGCATTGTAATGCGGTATGATTGCATTACACTTAGTCCATGTACCAGGTAGTGTGTACACTGGTGGACATGCTATAAAAATATTCATTTAATTTTTCTCCTTGGAACTTGTATTGTCCATGACCCACCATCTAGGTCAACCATGTCAAAGTTCTTCTTAAACTCCTTCTCTCTTTCTTTCTTCTCCTTCTCCATTGTCACATCAATAGATTCAATACTCCTCTCA